AAACTCATACTTATAGATTATATTAAAGTATATGCCAGATGATTGAAGACCTGGCTCGAGAGATATATTCTGACCTGGGACCGGGGTACAGTGAGAGAGTATACCATAATGCGATGGAAGTTCTATTACGGGAGAGGGGGATACCTTACGAGTCGGAAAGAGTAGTACTAATCAAGTTTAAGGAGCATGTGATTGGAAATTTGAGGATAGATATGATCATTGACAATACTACTATTCTAGAATTCAAAATCATCAAGTCTCTGAATGAAGCGGCGGAGTGCCAGGCAAGAAACTATCTTCATCTGACTGGTCTGAAGACGGCGTACCTGGTAAATTATCCTCCATATCGGAATCGGGAGGTGGAGATTCGGAAGATTGAAGCAGAACCATTAGGGGGAGGACCCGTGCTAGACTCTGGTAGAACTGTAGAGATTCTTGGTACTGAGCCTCTGGGTTCGTTAGAGTTCCATGAAGGAGTTCCCGCGCCCGACCAAGAAGAGTCCTAACTTCTTCGAGGCAGTGTTGTGCCTCTGGGTTCTCTAGATTAACGTCTTCTAAATGCGGAAGGACCCGATTTTCCAGTTCGTAGAGTGCTTGCTCCATTTTTATTATAAAATATAGAATCATTGTACTTAAGTATCATAATCTCTTGGAGTGCCGGGGTTCCCCCATTTGGGGGTTTTTTACAGTAAATTTTACAATTACAGCAGTCCCTCCTATTTAGGAGTTGTCTTTTGTTTGCATAACACCTCAGAGGTAAGTAAACGTCTTTTGCAAAGTATCGCACGATTCTATCTATGAATATCATCTATAATAGTTTCTCTCTGACCCAATCTCTATCCCCCTTAAAAATCTTAGAGAGTTTGGGATCTTTTCGTCTAAAAAGAATCATGAGGACGTTGAGTCTTCTAAAGAGACTAAGTGGAGGCTCACCAGCTCGCACGACACGCATGAGCGCACGGTGTCGTGCGAGTTTGGACTTTTCCCTTACACCCTCATATCCATGAGCACTGAGGATACCAGAGTTACTGAGGGGGATGATTACCATCATTTATTATATGGTGGGAATATATTCCCACCTAAGGTCGTGGCATATTTTCTTCCATATGACGTCTTGTTGGTACAACTTTTCCTTCGATTTGAGGAGGGGGAAGTATTGGAGATAGTCATCTTCACCTAGGAGTTCACAGAACTTGTAGAGGACGTAGGAGTAACTGAGGAAGTTTTTCCTTTCTGTGGGACAGTTATTGTCGAAGGGTTTTTGGATGTCCTTGAACATCATGCGGAGACACTCTTCCAACTCTTGTGGCATATTTGGTGGTTTGATTCCATTAAGTATATTTGTGATATACGGTACATGTTCATAGTACTTATTCAAGCGAAGCTTCTTTAGGAGTCCCCGGATTTTTGTATGCGTAATATCTTCAAGTTTTTTAATTTTTATCTTCTTCAATTCCGATCTCAATTGTTCTATAACTTCGTCGGGAATACAAGTCATTTCCTGCGCTTGAAACTGTGATATCCATTCATTGAAATGATTTTCCCGTTTGTACGAATAATTTATAATTTTTTCAGTCGACTCTTGTTCTTCTTTGTATGTCAATTCTGAACTTATAATCGAGGCTATGATTTTACCACATGAAGCACACACCATGTCACTAGTATCGTAACAATGTATTATGTTACTATCTGTGCATGTACTACAAACATCCACATTTTTCACAATGGGTCTATCTATATTCTGTTTTTCAACATTGATTAGATAATCTGTGAATATATCTTTTCTTTTGAGACCGACAGTCTCTTTAGCATTAAAAATATTATCGGTGTTTACTTCTTCATCATTCTCAATAGAATGTTGATTCATGTAGGGCATACAGTTCATCATGTATTCCGACATTTCATGTTCGTACCTACTTTTATTGGATGGATCTTTATCTATAAGTTTGGACCACTCCTGCAACTTGTTGTTATATCTACTTAAAAAGTTTCCTTCCATTATATAAAGAAATGTTGTTTAAACTTTTAAGTATCATTTTTCATTTTTTTAGAAAACTTACAACATATCCAGATTACCATATAGTTTCAGAAGAACTTGAATATGAAGTTGAGAATACTATGAAATATCAGGTTGAAGATGAATTTTGGAGAATGGAAAGTAAAAGTTGGGATGGTATTTTGAAGGAATATTGTGTGGATGTGACTGGTAAAAAGTTTAGAAACACCACCATTCCCCAAAATGTAAAATATGTAATCATCCGTACGACATATTCATTTAATGGACATTTATATAAATCTATAACCAACGACATCAATTTTAAACCAGGAGAGAATGATGATAGTTGTATGTATTTTAATGTCCCGTTGAGTAGTGTTTATTTACTTGATCACAATGATAAACCGGTAAGAAACATTACTGAAAAGGTGAAACGATATATTGGACCGAGAAATGACTTCCATAAACAGAGAGTATCGCTATACCACTTTCTATATTATGATATGGAAACCTTGAGGAATAGATTCCCAAAGATAAAAATTGTAAATAGTTTGGGTATGAAGAAGACTATATCCACACTAGATGGTTTTACAACTGATCTTCGGATACCTTAGTTGCCAGGTAAAATTTAAGTTCTCCCAAGTTTGCTACATTGTATTTTAAAATTAAAAATCGATTTCCATTTTCTTGAATAATTTGAACGGAAGAGCACATACTCGTCGCCTTCGTGAAGATATTCAGGTACCTGAGACTGTACAATCCCGCTATATCCGGACTCTCTTCCTGACAATCGATCGTTGTTTCCTGGTTTGCAAAATCTCCATCACAAGTGAAAGATATTTTCATCCCATGCCTCCGAATCTGAATTTCTGATCCAATATTTGACATATCCCTACACAATCTTTGAAAGTCCACGGATGGGAGAGTGGTCACGGTAGTCATAGTCACCTCTGGTACCTCAATCTTACTTTCGTTGATATCCAGGAGTTTGAGTTGAAATTTCGTGTTGGTCTTCTTCGACTCACTCATAATTTCAATGTCCATGTATTCTTTCGAATTGATTTCAATTTTAAGGACATCATTATTTGTAATAGTTTTTAAAAGTTTGAATGTATTTGAAATATTGATTCCCGCTATAATTTCATCTTGATCACAACTATATTCTTCAAAATTATCGGCTGATAGAAACATGTCTATAAGTGACGTCCTCGCTGTATCTAAAGTCACAATCGTCATTCCTTCGGGTTTAAAGTAAATATTCACATCATTCAATATATCTTTTAAAACTTCGAATGTCGATTTAAAGGCTGTAGCTTGGATTGTTACAAGTTTCATATCTTAATATTTGGTGCGTCACATCTTTAAATCTGTATATGGTTCACCTTTTGAGACGTCGCGGCTTATTTTCTCTTCAAGTTCTTTTGTCATTGCTGGCTGCAAAGATTTACCATATTCATCTAGTGTAAACATGTCAGATTCACCCCTCCCATCTAATGTGGACATTGAACAAAAACCACCTCCAATATTTGTATTTGATATCTCCTTCGCTGGTAACAGTGAATCAAGCCAATTTTTTATTTCGATACCCACCAGAATCTTACCGTTTTTTGTCAACATAGTCGGTACACGATTGATTTTATGTTTATAATTTGGTGGAACACCTTGTGTATTTACATTGTGATAATGAACCAGCTGTTTTAATTGTTGATGTTTGCTAATATATTCAATAATTTCCATTGAATGTTTACACCTCGGGCTGTATATCAGCAGAGACATATATTATATAGATTGTATTTTCTAAAAAAAAATTAACGCATAGTAGTAAAGATGAGATACATATACTTTGTCGCCTTGATCGTGCTACTCCTTTTCCTGATGTACAGGCAGGAGACTTTTAGTCTATCAGGCTACACCAAACCAGTTGGCCCAATTAAGTTTGATGACCCCAGACCAGATTTATCCGGTTACACCGAGGTTGAGGTAAATATCAATAATGATACAATTCAAGAATTTGTTCTACAAACAAATAAGGAAATTTCTAAACGCATTGGTGTTTGTACCTATATAATAGAAACAACCTCTGTCAAAAAATATTCCGGCAACGAAGCGGATATCTACGAGTGTATGTTTATGGTTGTGAAAAATAACGGTTTTGCCTTTGGGTTTTCCGTTACATCCTATTTTGAAGTCATTAATGGGAAGGTCAGCCTCAAAGCTCTTCGCTCCCAACCAATCGGTATCCAGGCCCCTGATGATGTCACACCCTTCGTAGACGGTGCGAGGGGGAAGGAATTCATCGAATATAACCTAGTCAGGGAGACTGCTATACCATCGAAGAGTGAGTTGGATTCAGTCAAAAATAATTTACAGTAAATGTAATGATAAGCATCGAAGATGTTTTAAAAATTGATGAAAAGAGGAAGCAGATCAGGAAAGAAATTTACATTAAAATATATGAACAATTTTCGACTAAGATTAAACAGTCGGTAGAACTCGGACATAAACAACTTTTCATGACCATTCCCCATTTTTTAGTCGGGTATCCAGTATTCGACAGAGCTGCTGCTGCGAAGTATATCGCGAGACAGTTTACACTTGGTGGATTTAAAGTTCAATTGGTCAGTGAGTTTGATATATATGTAAACTGGATGACCCCAAAGAAGAAAAGGGGAAAGACGGGTACAGCCGATGACGGAGATTTCCCAACGCTAATGAACCTCAAGAAGATGGCGAATCAGTACAGGCGGGGTGCGTAGTAAAAACCAATTTTAAAAAACCCCTTAATCATAAATGGACAACTTGAACGTTTTGGTAGAAGCTAAAAAGGAGTATATGGGGCAACTCTGTCTCATCATGTGTCCAGCTATGATTGAAGTTTTTCAGGATATGTACAACGAGGCCGTCACCATGTCTAAGGGCAGGAAAGTCTTAGTTATGTTCCAGAAGTTATTGAAGGAGGTGCCAAACTGGTCTAATGCCATGTCTAAGCAGCACTCTGATAATATCGCAAACAGGTGTGCGTGGTTCAACGACCTCCTAGCAGCGGTATTTGTCGCGTGCACCAAGATTCTCTCAGCTGTTCGCCTCAAGGCTGATAACAAGAAGATAGCCCTAAAGCTTCCAACAAATGAAGTTTTCATTCAGACGTGTTACAATAACGTCGCTAAGGATTTGTACAAAGATCCTTACATTTTTCACGAAGACCAGAGTGAACACGCCAGGGATGAAATACTGACGTCGCGTTTCTGTGCGTGCATCGAGGTAACCATCAAGGAACTCATCCCCGTTCAACAGATTCTCCAGACCTACATGTCCCAAGAGTCTAGGGATATAAATCTGGGTGGCGAAATTGAGGATAGTCCAGATCCCGATGTGTTGGAGGACTTTGACGAAGAGCCCGTGGGGGAACCAGAGGCATTTGGGGACCCACCCCCCATGGAGTCTGGGGATCTCCCAGAACCAGAGGGTGAAGCCCAGGTGGAACCGGAGATGGAACCAGAATCTGAGGTACAGCCCCCCATGGAGCCAAAAATGACTGGTTTGGAAAATGAATTTAAGACCATTCCGACTGTCAAAGATCCTCAGGCCGAAGAAGAAGATGACGGGGTCCTATTTGGCGACGCACCAGAGCAACGTACAAAAAATCCCAGGTATAATTAAATGGAACTTTCCGATTACTTACGCGACCCCATGAGTGCCGCTTTAATCGCCGGTGGTATAACTGCTGGTTATATTCATATCAAGGCTCAACTTAATAACGAGGGGAAGTTGGAACTTAGCAAGTACGCTAAACCCGCCGTCCTTAACGCGATCATGGTGTTTTTCATCGTATCTCAGGGTCTCGGTAAAAAGGAGGTCATTTCAAGTGAACCATTCTAAAGTTAAAGATTATACACAAATACTAAGAAAATGGCATCTGTTTCGGCATTCAACGATATGATGGGTCAATTTCTTGTGGAATTGCACAAGACTTTTCCAGATGAAAAGGGCATTAAGAAGATGTTAGCTTCTTTCGATTTAATTAAGAGCACCAACCCGCGCATTATTGTGGACGGTTTCATGAAGGGTGTCTCTCCGTATTCAGACAAGATTTCCGCAAAGGATGAAACTTTCCTTTTGAAGGAGATTGACACAATTGACGTACTGAAGGATCTCAATATCAAAACGTACTGGACCAAAATGTCTGAGAACACGAAGAACGTCACCTGGCAGTACCTCCAGACACTGTACATGCTTGGGACGACCATCACCTCTATCCCCGAAGACACTCTCTCTATGATTGAGGGTATCGCGAAGGACTGCGCAGATAAGATGCAAACAGGGGATGGTAACATAGACCAGGATGCTCTGATGAAAATGATGGGTGGACTGCTTGGCGGTCTTCCAAAAAAATAAACCTTAACATATACTAAATGAAGGCTTGGTTCGACAATCCTCAGCAACTCATTAACGCCGAAAAGGTTTTACAGTTTTGGCCCACTAGGGAACAAACACCAGAAGAGAGGGTGAATGCCGCCTCTCGGTTTGTGATCTATATGTGTTGTGTATTGTACCTCATTCGCCGCGATCCTCGTATACTCGTACTTGGGTTGGTCGTGTTGTCTGTGATTTATGTTTTATATACATCCAAGATGGTCAAAGAGAAATATGGGGGTGACGTCAAACCCTCCAAGTGCCAAAAACCAACCCAAGATAACCCTATGGCAAATGTCCTAATTACTGATTATACGGACGCACCAAATCGATTAGAAGCTTGTTATTATGCTAATGTGAAACCTGCGACAGGGGATCGCATCCCATACGATGGGGGGAGATCCCGCACCCCCATGCCCAAATATCAACGTAACGGTCTCGATCGTCAATTTATTTCGAACCCGGTTACAAAAATACCAGGTGACCAAACCGCGTTTGCTGAATGGTTGTATGGACCAAAAAATGGTCCCACCTGTAGGTCTAATACTAGATTGTGTGACCCAAATGCGAGGGGGGTCCAGTTGGAGGCTTTCGCTGGTTTAGGTAGGGATGGGGACATCCGGGGTCCCAGAGGTGGTAGCGCATAGTTAGATTAATATTCTCATGTAATAATAAATGGCATATCAGCTCCAACCTGGTCTTTCCATAGTTCAAAATGCGGGGGCCATTGCTCCAGTCAAGGCGACCGACGAAGTTTTTGTATACCCCCAGCCCAGTACTCTCAATTGCTCTGGTGGAGGGTGCCGCCCCAACACCATGTTGTACGGAACCGCCCCATACATGGCGGGTAAGGGATCACCAGCGCAGCACATAGATACAAGTGATCAACTTAGACCCCAAAGCACCTCCCGTTTTAACAAAACCATTGTCCAAACATATGAACGTAAACTCTTCCCCCTCACGAACATGGAGTGCAAGGTCCCTCTCCGAACCATGAATTATGAACCTTCGAGCACACGCGCAGAAGTTCAGAATGGTCTTTTCCAGCAAAGGTATTACCCCAATAAAAATATTAATAACAAATAAGAATGGCTGACCCTATATCCCTCATGGCTGTAGCCAGTCTCATATTTGCTGGGCGAACTTTGAGTAAACCCCACAAGGCTGTAGTTGGTCCTTCCCCGGAAGTCGACGAAGCCCCAGTCGTTGAGAACGATGATTTTTCACCCATGGCCCAGACACAATCTCGCTACATTAAAGAAGACTTTTTAACACGGACAGGTATTCCACACAAAAAGGAGATGGAAGCTTTTGGGGACGTCTCCATTCAACAGAGAAGTGGGGGACAGGAAATCCTAAACATGAGGAACCGTATGTATGACCAAGGACGAATGAACAACCTCTCACCCATCGAGAAGCAGCTAGTTGGTCCAGGTTTGGGGGTTAGTGCGGATGTTCCAGCAACAGGTGGATACCAGCAATCATTTAGGGTGAACCCCATCAATGTTGGTGAGTACCGTTTGACAACTCTTCCAGGACGAGCAGGTCCAGCGAAGGACATCACCGGTGGTCGCTCTGCGGTCGTTGGACAACTCACCCACAACAAACCGGAAACAACCGCACATTTACCATCTCGATTACCCGCCATGCCCGGGCGCGCTCAGGGTATGTCAGGTGTTGTTCCCCGCAATGAACACGAGAAGACCAAGAGAACAACCAACCGTTCAGAAACTGGTTTGCGCAATGATGGACTTGGCTTCAA